CTGCGATTGTTTCTACATACAATCTTCTGTCTTCTTTTATGTTATTTTCTTTAAATTTTTCTTTTGCTTTCTTAATTGCGTCTCTAGTTCCCATACCAGTTCTCAATAAATCATTTACATGCGATTGAGCTCTTTGAGATAATTTATTAAACGCTCTATCTAAATCTTTACTAGTCACGCCTAATACTTTATTATGCACACTTGGATTGAAAGCACTTCTATCTTCTTTAATTCCTAATTTCTTTTTAACCATTTTAGTTGCCGTAGCGTATCTCACGCTATCTCCTTGTTTCTTTCCATATCTATCTCTAAAACTATCTTTCGGTAGTTCATCAGCGACTTTATGTACTTTTTTGATTTGAGATTTTGTTAGATCAGCCTCACCCATTTCTGTATCATAATCATCTGCCTCTTTATCTGTTTGACCACCATCTGGCGCACTTCCTGGTCTCTTACCAGCGCCAGGTTTCATAACAGTTTTTTTGTGACCTGTCTTGTATGTGCCTCTTTTATCACCTAGTTGTGGTCCAGAACCTGGTCCACCTTCTTTTTTTAAATCTTCGCCCATCATTGCACTCGCTTGATAATATGATGTTGGTTTAGTCGTTTTTGTAAAATTTAAAATTTCATAATTAATCATACGAGCGCCTGAAGGACCAAACTTTCTTTGTTTCATAAGTTGAGTGATTCTAATATCTGCTTTATTTTCTAAATCATTTTCTATATCACGCTCATTGTTATAAGGTGAATCAATAACTATTTCAATATTTTCTTCTCTACGATTATTAAATTCTACATCAATGTCAACAAGGTATCTAGCCTCTTTTATAAATTCTTCGACTTTTGGAGGAGCATCTTTAACTTCTTTTTTTTGTTTATCTTTGAAGTGTTTGTATGCGACACCGACTGTCAAAGGCACTTCGCCTGTCTCTCTATTTGGTTCAGGTTTCAATGCTTTGTTTTTCTCATTCTCTAGTTTTTGTTTTAGAATATTGATTTGACCTTGAGCAGCGATTAGTTGTTTCTCTAATGCGTCTTGGTCTTTCTCTTTATCTAGTTTAATCTTTAGTTCTTTTTCTTTTTCACTATCACCTTTTTTTACATTGTCAACATTTATATCTGCCTCATTCATAGTTTCCTCTTTAACTGGTGGATTATATCTACCCATCTTGTCAATAGTAAAACCTTTACTTCTTAAACTAGCAGCCTTTCTTTGTAGTTCTGGTAATGTATCTGCATCTTCAAACCCAGCATGTTTGCCATTTTTACTATATGAAATCATAAATGGTTTAATCTTTTCATTCATACTTTGTAATGCTGATGCCACTGCAGAGTTTTTAGATAAACCTTTTTGTAATTTTTCTATCTCTGCCACAGCCTTTGTCATATTACCAGCAAACTTTTTAGCGATTTCTTTTGCTTTTTGTATCATAGACTCATCTAGTTCTATTTCTTCTTTTAATTTTGGTTTCATTAAAGAATAGTATCCTGTTTGATTACCAAATATTTTTTTAAATGTACTAGGTTCTTTTTTATCAAGCACACCCATCACATATTCTCTTGGCGCTGTCTCTGCGTCATAGATATGTTTGCCTAATTTAGCATATTGTTTTGTTCTTAATAATTCTACAGCTTTTTTATACATTCCATAATCCATACTATCTCGTCTAGTATTAGTTCTCTGTATCTCTGCTGCCGCAGCACTTTCTTCTATTTCTGTTTCTTCTGCAACAACTCTAGCGCCATATTGGTTTCTTAAATCTTTAGCATACTTGTTTAAGTCTGAACCATTACCATCCACTTTTATGGTAAGACCACTTTTCTCTACATCAAAACCATAATTTTCAAAATCTATAATATGTGTCTTGGCTTTGTCCATCATTGATCTAGTTGGAAAAGTTGCTCTCATCTTTGTAAATCTTTGACTACTTAAAAATTCATTTAATTCTGATTCTTCTTTCATTGGTCTTACCTCAACATCTTTTGTACCATGAGGTAGACTTGATCCTACATTCATTTGTTTTGCTTTTGAAACTGCCTGAGTGTATGTCATGGGACCACTAACTCTATCACCTTTTTTTCTTCTTCCACCAGGTGCTCTTCTATCCATAAAATCTTTTAAAGCGTAAAGAGCAAACTTTTCTTCTAATTCTACTTCATCTTTTACTGGCATACCTTTTTTAATCATACGAGATAACGCTAGACCTGATAAGAAAGGTATCTTTCTTTTTCTCAATGCAGATAATGCTCTATCAGGTATTCTATCAAATATTTTTCTTAACTTGTTTGCCTGATCTACTGAAATCGTTTTACCTTTTAGTGGTGCATATTCTCTCTCTAATTTATCTAACATACTATCAGAAAACTCTACCATAACTTCTTCTTTTACATCTTCACCTAGAATAGCTTTCACGGTTGATAAAGGTATTTTTAATCTCCTAGAAATTTCTTTAGCACTTTGACCCTCTTGGTTAGCGATAAAAATATCTTTCATTTTACCTTCGTCTAGTTCTACCTCTTCTTTTTGAGCAAACATAGCGCCAGTTCCAGGTATCGCTTTCTTTAGAAACTTATTTTTTAATTTAGCGATTTTTCTACCTAACACTTTTAATTTAAGTTTATCCGATATTTCTTCAATATCATTATAACTCATATTTAAGTGTTTCTTTAATTGTTGAAACGATCCAGGTTTGTCGTCAAAACCTAGATGTTCTTTTGCGTAAGCGATTAGGTCTTGTTCTCTACCTGAAAAAGTGACTTCATACTCAGCACCCATAGGGCCGCCTGGCGTCACTCTCGCAACTTGAATATTAAATTTTCTTGCTTCTCTTTTTAATGCTGTGATTGATATACCAGATATATCTGATACCATTTGTGCCTCAGCCAAGGCTTGTGCCATTGTTTTTCTATATGATGATAGTTTCATTATAGTGTGCTCCAAACTTCGTCCCAATTCAGGACTTTTCTTTTGACATCATTCTTTAACATTTGCTCTAGTCTCTGTCTCAATGTTATAGCGTCATTACCTATAACTCTACCATAAGTATCGTGTATCGTCTCTAGTGACTTATACGCATCTGCCAGTTTTCTGTCGTTTAATATTTTATCAGCGATGTATCTTCTAACCTCGAAGTGTTGATTACCCGCTTGTTTTGCTCGTAGATATTGAAGGTGAGTTGTGCTCGCCTTGGCTTCTCTTAATCCAAAGTCGCCTTTTTTAAATTGTCTAAATGACTTACTCATCTTCTTTCTCTCCAAATTGATCTTCGTGTGGCGTATTTTCTGATAACTCTTTGATGAATTTTTCCATTTCTATATCTTTTCCATCATTCGTCTCACCACTTCGTCTAGTTTCTCTCGCCATAATTCTTTGTATCTTTCCTTATATTTATCTATTGTGGAATCCGACATTGACCATTCTTTTATATCTTTTTCCTGTACATCACTCTCATTATCTATTCTAAATTTACTAAAACTAGTGATAACTCTCTTTAAATTATCTTTAGGATTACTTGGTTTATACTCGCCACCTTGAAAATTAGGGTCATAATTTGATTCTCCTGGCGTGATTTTAGACGCATAGTTTGCGTAATCGTGTCCTATATCGTATGCCTCTTTTTGTTCACCTTGAGCCCTTTTCATTTGTGCTGCAGTCGGTGCGCCCTTTTCACCTTTCTTTCTCATCTTCTCGCCTCTTTTTCTTTTCATATGAATATTATGCCATAGTCCTTTACCCTTTTCGTCTAGTTTATCTAACACCTCTCCATACATTTGTTTAAACTTTTTAGTATGAATTGATGGTTTAGTCTTGGCATCTTTATCACCTGGTGCAGGTTTATAGTCTTTACCTTTATCACTTTTCTTGTAGTCTTGTTTTTTAAAGAAATCTGCTCTCTTATCTTTAACATCTTTTGATAAGCCTTTATAGTATTTTTTAGGTTGACTTCCTTTTTTCTTTTTTGTGTCTCTGTCTTGTGGTGTTGCATCTAGGTCTTCCTCTATCTTATCGACGGCAGTGAAACCATAGTCAACATTCGTGTCATATTCTCTCACTTCTACCTCTCTATCGGCGGCTACAGGTAAACAATCCCATATCCACGCTTTGTGTAAATTGTTATTATTGTCTTCTACGACAATGTAATTAGTACCTCGTCTTTTGACGATACCTTTTATATCTTCTTTTACATAATCTACTTTATCGTTAATGTTAAAGATCATTTCTCTAACATATAAATCTCTTATTTGGTTTTGTTCAAACCCTTCTAAACTAGCGATTGGTCTATAAGTTCCTACACCAAAACCATATGATGCTGCCAAGTTCATACCAACTCTAACTTGTTTCATCAAACTATCTGCGCCTCCAAATGATCTTGGTAAACCTTTTTTAAATGAAGCCAAATCACCTTTTTCAGCCGCTGCTCTCATCTTACTAGCACTCATACCCGCTGCACCCTCTGCGTCAGGATCCCTTTCGCCAGC